AAATTATAAATATTGATTAATAGGCTGAAATTAGTTTAAAAGGAGACTAAAATGTATCAATCTGATGAACTTCAAAAGAAGTGGCAGCCAGTTCTTGAGCATCCTGATTTAGCAGAAATTAAAGATGCACATAAAAGAGCCGTAACTGCAACTCTTCTTGAGAACCAAGAAAGATCCGCCAAAGAGCAAAACGCTGGCTCAGGTGGATATCAAGCTCCTTCGCTCTTAGGCGAGGCGGCGCCAACAAACGCAATGGGTGCCTCATCATCAACTGCAAGTGATGGTGCAATTGACACTTTCGATCCAGTGTTAATCTCACTCGTAAGACGTTCTATGCCAAATCTAATTGCATATGACATCTGTGGTGTACAACCAATGAGTGGCCCAACAGGACTTATCTTTGCGATGAGATCCAGAACATCAACACAAGGTGGATCTGAAGCACTGTTCAATGAAGTGAACACAGTGTTCTCTGGTTCGGCGGCAGGAAACAACGCATCACAAGATGTTATAGATGGTGGTTCAACACCTCTACAACAAGCTGGTGCAGATCCAACCGCAAGAGCATCAGGTTCAGGCTACACAGTTGGTACTGGTATGACAACTGCACAAGCTGAAGCTTTAGGTGACGCTTCAGATAATGCTTTTCAAGAAATGGCTTTCTCAATCGAGAAAATCTCAGTGACTGCCGTTTCAAGAGCGTTAAAAGCTGAGTACACAATGGAATTAGCACAAGACTTGAAAGCAATTCATGGACTTGATGCTGAAACCGAATTGTCAAACATACTATCTGCTGAAATCTTAGCTGAAATCAACAGAGAAGTTGTGAGAACAATTAACTACACAGCTACAGCTGGTTCACAAAACAACGTGACAACCGCAGGTACTTTTGACTTAGACACAGACTCAAACGGACGTTGGAGTGTAGAAAAGTTCAAAGGTTTAATGTTTAACATCGAAAGAGATGCTAACGAAATTGCAAAAGCTACCAGACGAGGGAAAGGTAACATGATGATCTGCTCATCAGATGTTGCTTCTGCTCTTCAAATGGCTGGTGTTCTCGACTACACACCTGCTCTTAACAACAATCTACAAGTAGATGACACAGGTAACACCTTTGCTGGTGTTCTTAATGGAAGAATTAAGGTGTATATCGATCCTTATTTCTCACCTGCAAACTCAGGTGCATCTGCTGAGAACTACTACACATTAGGCTACAAAGGTTCAAGTGCATTTGATGCTGGACTTTTCTACTGCCCATATGTACCTCTACAGATGGTAAGAGCAATTGGAGAGAATACTTTCCAACCAAAAATCGGCTTCAAAACTAGATATGGAATGGTAGCAAACCCATTCGCAACATCTAACGCCGATGGTGCAATTGCTTTCGCTAAGAAGAACATCTACTACAGATTGTCTAAAGTAGCAAACTTAATGTAATTAGTAAATAAGATACCTAAGTCAAAAAGGGCGTTTCGGCGCCCTTTTTTATTGTTCTTATAAATAGTGGATAAGGAGTATTAGATATGGGTTCACTACAGAGAACAATGCCTGAAAACTTGAGTTTTCTCTCACCTACAGGCTTTAAATTTGCAATACAAAAATTACCTCATGTAAACTATTTTTGCACTAGTGCAGATATTCCTGATATTACTTTAGGACAAGTTGATCAAGAAAACTTATTCATAAGAATACCTGTACCAGGCGATAAGCTTGCATTTTCACCTTTAAACTTATCTTTTGCTATAGATGAAGATATGAAGAACTTCAAAGAAATATATGATTGGTTGATAGGTTTAGGTTATCCAGATAATTTCGAACAGAGAGCTAATCTACAGAGTGCTTTACAGCAAAGAAACGAAAGATCAGGTTTAGTATATTCAGATGGTAGTATGATTATTACAACTGCACAATATCAACCCAATATATTGATAAACTTTATAGACTTATATCCAATAAGTATAGGTGGATTAGAGTTTAGCACACAAAGTACCGATATCGAATATTTGCAAGGCTCCGTTTCATTCAATTATAGAAAGTATACGATTGACTTTATAAAATAAATATGTTATAGTGATAGTATGATTATAAGCAATGATAAGTATATACTTGATCTACAAGGCTCTTTAGGCACTGTCTATGGTGACGGCAAGCTGTTGTTCAAAGGTTTCAGTGGCACTGCAATCAAAGAATATATAAGATACGTTCCCGAACATCGATACAAATTTAGAGGTGTTAAAGAGCATCAACGTAAAATGGAGTTGGCTAAAGACTTAGAAAAAGCTAGACTCAAAGCAAGGGAAAATGCAAAATGAATTGGTTAGTAGTAGTGATATTTTCAGGAGTAGTGGGAGGGTATCAAGATTTATATATTTTACAGCAACCTTCTTTTGTTTCAAGAGAAGAGTGTAGAACAAAATTAAGCACAGAAGAACTTAGAGTTGCATTGACAAAGCAACTTACAAAAGAATATACAGCGTATAAGCCTATAGAAAGAATAGTATGTGCAACAGAGAAACAAATACAACAAGTATTAAATGATAGTTATGGTAAAAGGGATACATGAAAATAGAAGATATTATGGAGATGTGGACTAAAGATAGTTCCATCGATGAAACTGAATTAGCAACTGAAAGTTCTAACATACCTGTATTACACAACAAGTATCTAAAAATATTCATGGCAGAACGTATCAAACTATTTTCTGCAAAAGCTGAACTCAAAAAGAAACGTAGAGTTTTGCTTGAGTATTATCTTGGTGAACTAGATCAAGAGGAACTTAAAGAACTTGGTAGAGAACCTTTCTATAAGAAACTACTAAAGAATGAAGTTGATTTATATATTGATAGTGATAATTCATTGACAGAACAAAGTTTACGAGTATCAGTACAAGAAGAAAAAGTTAACTATTTAGAAGCTGTTTTACGACAAATAAATAATAGAGGATTTCAGATAAAAAATGCAATCGACTGGAATAGATTCATTACAGGATAGAGAAGAAGTAGTAACTAAACTGAAATTGAGAATAGCGAAATTTAAAAAAGATCATGCTGAATTATGGAACAAGAAGTACGACTATCCAGAAGTGAGAGTGGTAGAAGAGACTCAATCAGAGTCAGAAGATACAACTCCGTCTATATACAAATTGATGCTGAAAAATCAACTTGCAGAGAACTAAGTGACTACTTTACATTTGATGTTCCTGGTGCATCATTTATGCCAGCATATCGCAATCGTTATTGGGACGGTAAGATTAGATTATTCAATGTTAATACAAAGCTTATCTATAGCGGACTTATACATCACATAAAACTATTTACAGAACAGCGTGACTATGATTTATTCTTTGAAGATAATCTAGATTCTGTACATGATATATCGATACCTCAATTAGAATCCTTCACTAAAGATTACAAGATAAAACCTTACGACTATCAGCTTGGTGCTTTTGCTCATGCGTTGAGAACAGAACGAGCGTTGATACTCTCACCAACTGCAAGTGGTAAATCTCTAATAATATATATGCTATGTGATTATCTGAAAGGTAGAAAACTTATCATTGTTCCTACTACTTCATTAGTGTTTCAGTTGGATAAAGATTTCGAATCTTATTATACTAACAGGAGTTATTCTACACACTTAATCATGTCCGGACAAGACAAAAATGCAGATGCAGACATTTTTATTTCAACATGGCAATCTATCTATAAACAACCTAAGAAATGGTTTGATCAGTTTGATGTTGTGATAGGTGATGAAGCACATCTATTTAAAGCTAACTCACTTACTAAGATAATGACTAAACTAGAAAATTGCGACTATAGATATGGTTTTACAGGTACATTAGATGGTACACAGACTCATAGATTAGTATTAGAAGGTTTGTTTGGTTCTGTAATGAAAGCTACTTCTACAAAAGAACTTATTGATACTGATAGAATAGCTGACTTGAGAATAAAAGCGTTAGTCTTAAAATATCCTGAAAATGTTCGTAAGATGATGGCTAAACAAAAATATGATATAGAGATGAAGTTCATTGCAAGTTGGGAACCTAGAAATAATTTTATAAAAAACTTAGCGATAAGCAGGAAAGGCAATACTCTTTTGCTTTTTCAGTATGTAGAAAAGCATGGTAACGTATTATATAAACTCATAAATAGTGCCATAGAAAATAGGAAAGTATTTTTTATTCATGGAGGTGTTGATGTTGAAGAAAGAGAAGAAGCAAGAGCGATTACAGAAAAAGAGAATGATGCCATTATCATTGCTAGTTACGGAACTTTCTCTACTGGTATCAACATACGAAACTTACATAATATTATTTTTGCTTCTCCTAGTAAGTCCCGTATAAGAAACTTACAATCTATAGGAAGAGGTTTGCGTAAAGGCGACAAAAAGAGTGTAGCTACTCTTTATGATATATCTGATGATTTGACTTACAAATCTTGGAACAACTTTACACTTAAACATTTCGCAGTAAGAGTGAAGATGTATAATGAGGAAGAGTTTGATTATAAGATATACAATATAAGGTTAAGAGATGATAGTAATAATAAAACTAATAAGCGGAGAGACATTACTGACAAGGCAGTTCTACCGATCGAATGACAAAGTAACTGTCATTGATCCTTTGAAAATGGAGTTTGTCACTGATATGGGTGGACCTGCTATGCATTCTACTTTTTGGATACCTTTGACAAAGGAAGAAATTAGCGTTGACATAGACATGTCACATGTGATAATATGTACTGAAGCACCTACAGAATTAGCAGATTTTTATACCAAATCTATGGTTAGAATAAAAGAAAGTAATACTGAAGAAGATAAGAAACTTATTGAGGAGAAAGTTAAGAATGCTATTAAACAATTCACAAAGCATACATCTAACACAAGTAGTTGGACAATGCACTGATGGCTAAAAGACAAAAACATAATTATGTTGACAATAAGAAATTTTTAGCTGAAATGATAAACTACAGAAGATCAGTTTTACAAGCTACTGATTTTGGTGTAGAACGTCCTAGAGTACCATATTATATCGGTGATTGTATCATGAAAATTGCTACACATTTGTCATACAAACCTAATTTTATAAACTACACATTTAGAGAAGAAATGATATCAGATGGTGTAGAAAATTGTTTACAATATATTGATAACTTTGATCCTGACAAGTCTAAGAATCCTTTTGCATATTTCACACAAATTATATATTTTGCATTTCTTAGAAGAATACAGAAAGAAAAGAAATATCTATATACAAAATACAAAGCCTCAGAAAACACAAATTTATTTGGAGAAACTTCAGAGAACTCTGGAGAAAACGGCAGAAATTATGGTGAGAAAATTAAATATAATGAATGGAGTGAAGAATACATGAATGAGTTTATAGAAAACTTCGAAGAAAACAAACGAAAGAAGAAAAGAAAAACTGTAGCACCTTTAGATAAATTTATGGCTGAACAATGAGAATAGCTATCATTAATGACACTCACTGGGGTGCTAGAAATGACTCACAACAATTCTTAGATTATTTTAAAAAATTTGTAGACAATATATTTCTACCATACGTAGATGAAAATAAAATAGATACTGTCATACACCTTGGTGACATAGTAGATAGGCGTAAGTATATAAACTACGTAACTCTTAGACATCTGAAAGATAATCTAATACAACCTTTGTTAGATAGAGACATAGACTTTCATGTTATAATTGGTAATCATGATGTACCATATAAGAATACAAATGATATCAACTCTATGGCAGAACTATTTGATAAGCATAGTGTGAAATATTATTCAGAGCCTGAAGTTGTAACATTCGATGGCACTGATATATTATTTGTACCTTGGATAAACACATCTAACTATGCAAAATCTTTAGATATGATAAAGAATACAAAAGCACAGATTTGTATGGGACATCTTGAAATTGCAGGTTGCACACTCATGAGAGGTATTACTTCTGATCATGGTATTAGTATAGATACTTTCAAACATTTTGATACAGTTCTTTCAGGACATTTTCATACAAAATCTACTAGTAACAATGTATATTATCTTGGCACACAATACGAACTAACGTGGAGTGATTATCAAGATCCTAAAGGCTTTCATGTATTTGATACAAGTACTAGAGAGATAGAGATGATAAGAAACCCTTATCGTATGTTTCATAAAGTATTTTATGATGATGTAAAGAATACGTCAGATGAAATACTACATAAAGATTACTCTATGTATGGTAACACTTATGTAAAAGTTATCACACAAGAGAAAGAGAACCCATACACATTTGATTTGTTCATGGATAAACTCTATCAAGAAAATCCTATTGCAGTACAGATTGTAGACGATCATCTAAACTTACACTTAGAAGGAGATGATGATTTGATAAATCAAACACAAGATACTGTTACAATACTATCTAATTACATTGAGAACATGGAAACGAGTGTACCAAAGAAAAGACTCGACAATCTCATGAGAACATTGTATAATGAAGCTTTATATATGGAAGTTTAATGATATACTTTGAAAATATTCGATGGAAGAATTTTCTATCAACAGGTAATCAGTGGACAGATATACCTCTTAATCAACATTCAAACACAATCATAGTAGGTGAGAATGGTGCTGGTAAGTCAACAATACTAGATGCACTATGCTTTGTGTTATTCAACAAACCTTTTCGTAAGATAAGTAAATCGCAAATGCTAAACTCAATCAACATGGGTGGACTTGAAGTAGAAGTTAAGTTTAGAATAGGTAAGATGAACTATAAAATACGCAGAGGTATGAAACCAAACGTATTTGAAATATATCAAGATAGTACCTTACTTAATCAACCTGGTTCACAGAGAGATTATCAAAAACAGCTAGAAGAAACAATACTTAAACTGAACTTCAAATCTTTTACACAGATAGTTGTTCTTGGTGCATCTACATTTATACCTTTCATGCAACTGTCAGTGTCACATAGACGAGAAGTGATAGAAGATTTATTAGATATTAGTATATTCTCTAACATGGGTAGATTACTCAAAGATAGAGTTGCAGAAAATAAAGAATCTATTCGTGATGCAGACTATCAAATAGATTTACTTAAAACAAAGATAGACACACAACAATCCTATATACGTAAACTCAAAGAACAGAATGATGATACCATAGCTACATTTCAAAACTTGATAGATGGTGCCCAAGATGAAATCAATGATTTGACACAACTATCAAATACTATTGTAGAAAAGATAGAGTTTCTATCCGAAGATGTAGCACCACTTAAAGTCAATGAAAATAAGAAAGCAAAGCTTATCGATATTCATAATAGAATGAGAAGAAAGATAAAGAATGCAGAAAAGAGAATAGCTTTTTTCAATGATAACGCAGAGTGTCCTACATGTTCTCAAGATATCAACGATGACATTAGAAAAAGTAAGATATCAGAAACAAATGCCACTATATCAGAGGTGCAGGCTGGTGAAGGCGAATTACAAAAACAATTAGCTGAACTAGATGTAAAGATAAATGAGATGTTATCTGCACAGAAAAAATTAGTAGAATTACAGACAGAGATTGCTGAGAATAATTCTAGTATAAAATCACTAAACAAATCTATACAGAAAAACCAGAAAGAGATTGAAAAAATAAAAGATACTGGTGTAGATAGTGCTGAAACATACGAGAAGTTAAAACTATACGAAGATGATAAGAGACTTAACGAACAGAGAAAAGAAGAGTTAGTCAATGATAGAGAACTTTACAGTGTAGCAGTTAATATGCTCAAAGATGATGGTATCAAAAAGAAAATCATCAAACAGTATGTACCAGTTATGAATAAACTTATCAACAAATATTTGGCTGCCTTAGATTTTTTTGTATTGTTTGAATTAGACGAGCAGTTCAACGAAGTTATCAAGAGCAGACATCGTGACGAGTTTTCATATGCATCATTCTCAGAAGGCGAGAAAATGAGAATAGACTTAGCGTTACTATTCACATGGCGTTCTATAGCAAAACTCAAGAACTCTATCAATACAAATCTATTAATACTTGATGAAGTATTTGATGCATCACTAGATAATAATGGTTGCGATGAATTTCTAAAGTTATTGAACCAGTTAGATAATCAGACAAACGTATTCGTAATATCGCATAAAGGTGATATACTTTCAGAAAAGTTCAAGCATCAGATACGATTTGAGAAATACAAAAACTTTAGTAGGGTAGCATGATGGGTAAGAGAAGTGATTTTGAAAGAAGAGAAAGAGATTTCTATCCCACACCGGAAGAAGCAGTGCTACCATTATTACCTCATATAGAAAACTATTTTCAGTTTATAGAACCTTGTGCTGGTGATGGTGCTTTGACAATACATCTAATGAAATATAA